GGACCATTAGCACGAGCCCAGGCATCCGCAGCTGCCCATTTAGCCATGTTGATAGCCACGCTGAGTTTATCACGGTAGCTACGAGCTGATTCCATGGTAGTTTCTGTTGATGGTTTAACTTCCACTACTTCCGTATGTTGCTTTTGATTAGCATCTACGTAAACTATGAGAAAGTCTGGGACATAGATAGTATTTTTTCCGCTTACAGGATTGTAATAAGGTATCTTAACACTCTCACTGGTCCAATTTAGTACAGCAGGATTATTATCACAAAAATTCATAAAGGCAAATTCCCAACTACTGCGATATGTTGGTAACTTTTTGCCCATATATTTTTCTGGATTTTTAACTGTATATTTGCCGTTAGCGTATTTGGCCATTATGCTAGGATTGTTCGTTCTATATATTTGCCAGTGCGAGGACTGTTAGTTAATCCCAAAAGACTAGTACCAGCCCGATTAAGATTAAGCAACATTGTTAGATAAGCATCTAATTCACTTAGATTATTATATGCTACGCTAGGACCTGGCTTAGCATATTGTTTTGGTCCTGCACTCCAGGTTCCTGTATTTGGATCATAGACATTTGTATCTTGTGCATTTTCATTGGTCTCACTAGAATATGTGGGACTGGTCAATCTATTTTTATCACTGAATTTTTTAAGTTGTTCCACCACCGACACAGGATCTAAACTCTGTTGTATACAAGTAAAAATCACTGCACCTGCCAAAGTTTTTCCAGTTTCTTTATCACCCGTTATCATTTGGAAATATGCTATCACCGCATCATTTTCAGCAGGACCTACTACAGGTTGTTGGATATAGAAATTATTAAAATATTGCTGAGTACTATTATACCCGCTGTCTTCTGGCAAATTTCCTGATGTTACTGACATGTTTTATCCTTATAGATCTGTACGACCTTGATTGCTAGCCCCAAAAATACCAGGCGTAGCTTTACTTATACCGCTTAGTACAGAAGAACTAGTAGGCACGAAAATACTACTCAATGGATTGCGTCCTTTCATGATATTTTCGCCAATCTGGCTTAAATCAACAGCAGGAGTTTGTTTTATCTGTGTGTTGGTGCCCGAGAGTATATTAGTAGCATTGATGACATTTTGTACTGTGCTACCCAGATCACCATTTTCAATACTATTCAATATACTACCACCTGCGCCAATTAATGCACCAAGATTACGCAATGGGCTACTGGTTTGATCATAATGGACTTCACTGAATCCCAATACTGTTCCATTGCTCACTGGTCCAGAATCATATAATACAGATTCATAGTTAACTGTCATTGTATGTTCTAGTGGAATATATTCGCCTGAAGTATGTTGACCATGTTGAAAAATACTGATCATTGGTCGGATTAGGTAATAGCTACTAAAACGTTTTTGATGTAAACTGTAGATTCGTATGCTTGTGATGAAAGGAATGTTTCCTGCTAGATCTGTTTTAGGACTATAACCCCAATTCTGTTGTTGACGCTGTTTGTATTTGCTGTCATCTTTAAAATTATCTATAGGGTAATCGCTGTCTCTGTAATAGTAACTATAATAATTATACCAAAATTTACGTACTACATCGGCGCTGTCATCATGGAAAGTTATTGTTACAGGATCATAAGTAACTTTTTCTTGTTGAACAGTTTTTCTATTATAAGCATTGTGGGTTTTAGTCTGCACATTAAATTTGGGTAATTGGACTTGTTTGGCCATTAGACCAGTTTCAATTTGGCTCAGCTGATCCATATTAGATATATTCTGATTAACATCTATGAACACATGGAATAGATTATTTAATTTAGGACTTAGCCTGTACAATCCATCGATAAATGTTCGTGCGGCATGTTGATAGTCTCTAACATTTCTATTAGGTGCTATTGACTGTAATATATCGCCGAAGATATTGTTTTGTGACATAGTCGTTTCCGTTTTATATATTTATCAGATAAAAAAAGCCCGGTTTTTTACGCCGAGCTTTTTGAGAGGTTTCGTCTGGATTATCCAGTAATTACTGTACCTAGTGTACGTGTTAATTGTGCGCCAATACCTGAACCTACTGGTGTTTGTAGTGCGTTATCGTAACGGATTGTTAATCCTATTGTTACTGGATCATTGGTGTTATAATCAACATTATTATAATCAGTTGTGCTTAAATAGCAACCATATAGTTCCCAAGTTTCAAGAATGTTAGGAGTATTTGTACCATTACCACCGTCGAGGATTTCGAGAACTGTGGTAAATTTATAGTCAATACCTGAACTTGCTGATGATTGTTCAAAGAAGTCATATTGTTTCTGCATTTGTTCACCAACACGTTTAGCAACTTCACCACCCGAATCATCACGTAGATTGCAAGTAACTTCTTGCCATTCTGGTTTACCAGCTAGATAAACTTTACTGTTGTAAATAGGAATTTCAATTGGTTGAAAACTTACGCTTGGACGCTTGAAATCCATTACTTGTTTAGTTAACTCTGTGCTGGGTTGTGTAACACCAAAATTTAAAAAAGTTACGCGAAAGCGGAACTTTAATTTTGGCATTAACAAACCTTGTGAGCTAGCACTTTGGTTTGTACTTAGGGGTACTGTAAAATTTGTTAATGATGATGTTGCCATCTTATTTTTCCTTTTAATACTATAATAGTATTTATTTGTTTTTACCTAACTTTGGAGGAGGGTCTCTCCTCCATTAAGTAGGTATATTACTGTATAGTTAAAGCTGCTCCAGTATTTTGTAAACGCACTGGAATATAAATAAATTCTATCGCTTTGACTGGTTGTATAGCGATATCAATATATAATTCATTATTATCAATGCGGATTGGTGTATTATTTGTCGTATCACAAACTACCAAATAGTCATAGATTGCACGTTTAGCTACAAGATCATTGAATACAGAATCAAATGCTGATTTAACCTGACTACGTGTTATCGTGTCATTTGGTTCGAAAATAAATGGGCTTGCTACTTTAGCTAGAACTGTTCTTAAGTAAACAATTAGTCTTGCTACGTTAATACGATCCATCGCACTTGCCTGTGCTGCTCTTGTTTTTTGACCATAGGCCACTAAGCCAACACCAGGTAGAATTGTTATCGGATTTACTCTGTCACGATACAATACATCACGTAAGCCAGCGGTAACACCAATTGACTTGAATGTGTTGTTATCACTGGTATCAATATAACCAATGGCTGTAACATTATCTATTAGACCACGACGTACACCAGCTGGTGCAAACCATGGATAGCTCACTGCATCTGAACGGATGATCGTTCTTAACATCATATGACTTGGAGGAACTACAACACTTTCACCATCTAAGTTAGTAGCTAGACCGCTTGGATAGTAAACACCTAGGTACTCACTGTTACTTACTAGGCCTTCTTCGCCATTGTCTACTGCTAGGTTAGTGTTATCAGCCCAAGCATTGAGTGTTGTTGCATCACTTGGTAAATCTAATGGACTGTCACCAATGATAAATGCTGTTTGAACGCGATCATTGTTTAGTGTGATCATGTCTTGGATTAGTTCTGGATATCCTGGGCAGCAAATTAAATTAAATTCAGTCTGCTCTTCACGTAGTGCTGTGCTAGAAGCAATAGCTGATTTCAATGCTTCGACCACTGTTGAACGTTGTGCTTTAGTACCAAAGTATGGAACTGCTGTTGTAGGATCAACTCCACTTTGTGTGAACCAGGTTGCTGCTTCCGTGCCCGTAACTGTTGCTAGTTGAGCACTAGTAAATCCTGCACTTTCAAAACGTTTAACGTTAAAGCCTGAACGACGTGTATTGAATAACAATGTACCACGTGCATATAGTTGATATGCTGGAGCATCTGGATCTAAATAGTTGCTAGTGATTAAACTAGTGATTGTTGGTAAACTACCTGTGATAACATCCACGTTACCTGTTGCTGACCATCTTGCATCTGCAAATACAATACCGCTGGCATTTACATCATCTGCATTATCTATTAGATTCCATGTGTAAACTGTACCACCACCGCCATTTGTTGCATCATAACGATAGATAACAGGATAATTATCTAAATCGGCATCACTGGTGCTGATCCATAAATCTCCTGGTTGTAGTTGACTAGTACCGTCACTTTGTGTTAGTGGTTCACTAGCTGCGAAA